GTCTGACTGTTTGGATTAAATCATAGTAACTTCCGCCCTAGTTTATATAAACTAGGTTTTAGGATTGAAAGAATGGTCAAACTTTCGGGAATGACCTTTACTTGTCAGTATCTTAAAGAATGTGTTCGACTCTGTCAGAAACACATTGCGGGAGAGTCTACTCAAAGTTCAGATGAACCACGAGTGGCTATATGTCGTGGACTTCCTTTAATTATTCCTGGTGATCTCCGTCTCCGAATGGAGGCAAAAGACCTAAGAATTATTAAGGTTGTCTTGACTGTGTTGTCGGTATTTAGAGTTATGCCGGCGGCCCCAAAACTGAAATTAGAGACTATAACTAGTCCTTTCAAGGGAGTATTTAAAACTACTCCGGAGATAATTTCGGTAGTGCAACAGTTAAAATCTTCTTTTGTCGATAAAAAGACAAAAGAGTATTTTGATGCGGACAGAAGTCCTTTTGTTGTTAGGCGCCGACTTATAACTTTAACCACAGCTGGCCCAAATCATAAGAACCAGTTGTTAGGATATCCGCTTGATGCTTTAGCATTAACGAGAAATCCAAAACTACTTAAGGCTTTCACTGTGTTTGCAATAAACACAAATTGCCAAGGTCTTATTGATAAACTTCACCAGGAGATAAAAACTTTTTATGAGAATCGAGAAGTCGATGATCTATTAAAGTTTTGAATTTCTGGTGAAGGAGTAAGCCAGCTAAAAGTGGGTAAGTTAGCTCTTAAACAAGAACCCGCAGGAAAGGTTAGAGTCTTTGCAATCGTAGACGCTTGAACTCAATCCTTATTAGCTCCTCTTCACAAGAATCTCTTCAATATTTTGAAGAATATTCCTAGTGATGGGACTTTTGATCAATTGAAACCCGTTAAAAGGTTAATTGACAAAGGTCTTAAGGAACTTTATAGTTATGATTTAAGCGCCGCAACTGACAGACTCCCCATTGATTTGCAAGTAGATCTTCTGGCTGCTCTCTTTGAAAATCGAGAGACAGCAGAAGCCTGAAAGCAGTTGTTAGTAGATAGAGATTATTCTCTTGAAACTATACAATTTCCTCAGGCTAACGGTGTTTACCGTTATTCTGTTGGGCAACCAATGGGAGCTCTTTCCTCTTGGGCGATGTTAGCCTTGAC